AGTTGTTAAGTGCGGGAAATAAGATATTTCTAGTTTTTCATAGCTAGATTGTTTAAATGATTGTCCTCTCTTGCCCGTGAGGGTAGGAGGGGATTTTTTAAAACGGCCCCGATTAGCCAAAAATAGGGAGCTTCGGCTCCTGCAATTAATAACTTTTTAAAAAAATAAGAATTATGGCAAATTGGGCTCTCACAAACTATCGTATTGAAGGCAACCAGAAGGACCTTCAGGAGTTAAGCAACCTTTGCAAGGCGTTTATGAACAAAGAGCGTCCTGTAATGGAGGAAGGATCGTCTGAGAACTGGGAAGGAAACATCATCCTGGCTCTTGGCGAGGAAATTGGTGACAGCTACATTCGTGGATTTATCCAGAATCTTGAGCTGTCAGATGGTATCTTGAGCATCGAGGCAGAGGAGGCATGGGGAGCAACGGACTTCAATAAGCTCCTCGAAAAACACTATGACGGCATGAAAGTGTACTTTATCGTGGAAGAGGAAATGTGTGAGGTCTATGCTACAAACGACGCAGAAGGCAAATACTTCAACTGTCGCTCTGTATTGACTTCGTATGTAGACGGAAAATATCACAGAGAAGAGTTTAAGAATAAAAATGAGGCTCTAAAGTATGCAGCGAAACTCATTGGTCGTGATTCTGTCACAAAGTTAGAAGTTGCAAAGTGGAACGAGGAACGCAAGAATAAAGGCGTTTTTGAATACATAAACATCAATGGATGTGATATTATTGACGAGTAATAATTTAAGCCCTACGCAACACGGTCAAGCGAATTTATATGAGTGAAAAGCTAGTAGTAAAGATTCTCATGATAGCCGGAAATATTGCCGCTGTCGTGTCTGCATTGGTTGTTCTCTACAATCTAGGCGCAGCAATATTTGACTCGGACATCAAAGCTTATGCCGCAATAGATAGAATCCCAATTGGCATTGCTTCCTTTCTATCATCCGTCGTACTCATCGGTTTCGCGTATATCGTAAAACACGTGTGCGAAGTCAAGGATTAATTCATACAACTAGCCGCTTATCACTTAATAGATAGGCGGCTATTTTATTAAGATAACCACCCAAAAAACAACGAAAATCACACTTTTTTCTTAAACTACGTTAATTGTAAATATTCTGTACTTTAATGAATATTACAATTAGCAGATTTTACACCACACGAAACCTTTAGTTATACCAGTATCTTTAAAATGCTTGTCCTCACTTTTTACTTTAATAAGTACGGTTTATGGTGAAAACTGAACTATTGCACAGAACAGAAAATCGTAGTATCTTTGCAGTGCTTGTTAGTAGTTGCGCACTAAGCAGCGGACATATTGAGTATATTTAAGTGTTTATTCACTTCCCTATACGAAACCCTATCCAGAGTTCGGAGCGCAACACGAACAAAGGATAGGGTTTTCTTCCTTTTTCGGTCTGACAGGTAGTCTTGGTGGCTTGTCGGCTAAATACACTCGGCTACACAGACTTTAAACCCACGTCACAAGAGGTGCATGGTGACACCGCAGGAACTGAAGGCAGAAGGCGGGCAGGGCTAGGCGTACCTAGAAAGCTGCTTAGATTAGGTGCTGTACGATTTGGCAACCGATCCGACCGAAGGGGCTCATTATACTGGGTTCATGTAACTTCGAGTGGAATATTCCTTCCAAGCTCTCATCGTTTCAATGAAAGATGGGGGTAAGGGGGAGAACCACTCTCTCAGAGGTCTATTGCCTGTTTCATATAACCTTTTTAAAAAAGAATATTAATATCATAAATTGTAGAGATTATGAAGTATGATACAAGACAGATAGGAATAAAGTCCCCTGACGGCTTGCTCGTAGAGAAATGTAGGATGCCACTTGATGAGCTTACTAACCGCCGTATGGCGTTATGTAACAAATTTAGAGAAGATATGAATAATCTGGCAACCGAGTACGCAGTAAGAAATTCCAAGTTTCATGTTGGAGATATTGTAAAAGTCGAAATCGGTAGTCCTATATTGGAAAATTTACCTTGTGAGATTATAGAGGTGTTTGGTAGCTATAATGCCATGATGGCACAAGGACGCCCGGCAATCATGTATGTTGTCCAAGATTACAATTACAGAGAAAATGTCACAAGGTTGCGCAAGATCAGATTATCTGTAAACTTTCATAATGTCAGGAATATGACATTTAGTTAAATACTACAAACATTAGTTCTATGGCAAGAATAACAAGAAACAAAGCTGCCGAGATACTGGGAGTATCAAGACAGACTATCAGCAACTACATCAAGGAAGGCATCCTTGGAAGCTACGTAGGCGAACACGGCATCCTGTATGTCAACAGCGAGGATATCGAGAAATATGCTCAGAAATACAAGATGATTACAGCAAACGAGAAGATGATTGACGAGAAGCTCAAGGAAGTCGAGTATCGCAAGCGCGTAATCAACGTAGAGCTCACTGAACTGAGAGACAGAGCTACCGCAAACGGCAAGCTTGCTGCAAACGCCGTAGGCATGCTGTTCGGTGTAATCAATACAATGTCGCATCTAGGTGTATTACCGAATCTTACCTATCGTGAGTCCAATCTTCTCAAGGACATCATTAATGGAATGACCTATGACGAGCTGTCAATCAAGTACGGCGTGTCTGCAACGAGAATCAGGCAGATAGCAGAAAAGACTTGCAATAAACTCACCTACAACGAGAATATTGTAATTGCTGAACTCTCAACGAACAGAACCTTGCAGTATGAGGTTGAGCGCCTGAAGAAGGTAATCAAGTCTCTACAGGTAAGCTTCGACGAATACCGGCGCGCGAAAGGTGACAAGCCAGTCAGTAGCGCAGTACTTCCTCCGCTGATCCTTTCCAGGGATTTAAAGGACTGCGGATTCTCTGTCCGCATCCTGAATGCACTCAAAGGCTTCGACGTATATACCGTAGGCGACTTGGTTCGTAATCTCCGGGGAAGGTCAGAGCTTATGAAGCTCAGAAATCTTGGTAGGAAGAGCGTCTGGACTATCCTTGACTTCGTTGAGGAAAACAATCTCGACTTCAAGGAAAACGGAGAGTCTGAGGAAGACTTCTATATCAGGCTCAACAACAAGTTGTCAAACCAAAAAGATTAAGTACATGAAAATAAGACTAAACAAGAGTACTGACCGTCTGGAAATCAGAACCGAAAAGATAATGATAGCCTTCCATTGCGATATTCTGAAAGGTTCTTATTACCTAGTACCGACTGTAAGATTTGACACCAGTAGTGCATACGGAGAGAAGAGTATCTGGTTCCTCCTCCTAGGTGCTTTTGTGTTGATTGATATTTTTAAAATAAAAGACTAAGTATATTTTTTAAAATTTTTAAACATTATGAGTGTAAAAAACATTATTTTGGCATCAGTACTCGCAATTGTAGTACTCGCCGCAGGTTCAGTTATCGGTTGTTATTTCCATTACAACAACCAGGAAATCTCACTTCGCCAGCAGTCAGAGGCTCAGCGTGGCAAGATTGAGGGTGTTCACGACAAGATGTGGAAGGTTCTTCAGCAGAAGGCACAGGTTACGGATGAGTACAAGTCCGCATTCGAGTCCATCTATCCGAAACTTATCGAGGGCAGATACTCAAAGGGAGACGGCTCTCTTATGAAGTGGATCAAGGAAAGTAATCCTAACTTCGACGTTTCGCTATACAAGGACCTCATGCAGTCCATAGAGATACAGCGCTCCGAGTTTCAGACATCACAGGAGAGAATGCTCGATATCATCCGTGAGCACGAAACGCTCGTGAAGACATATCCGGCGAAGTGGTTCGTATCTGACACCAAGCCTATCGAATACAAGGTTATCTCCTCATCCAAGACAAAGATGATCATGCAGCTTGGAGAGGATAACGATGTAGACCTGTTCTAGAAGTAACGGCTTATGGAAATATTCATATTTCTAATCCCATTCGTGGTTGCTGCTTTCCTGTTGATTTTCTTCAGGAAGCAGACCACCTGGTGGGAATACGCAGTACTCATTGTTCCTTCAATCCTCATAGGAATCCTCATGGAGTTCGTGTTCAAGCAGTCCAATGCTGCCGACACGGAGTATCTCGGAAGCTACGTTACAAGAATCCGTCATTACGATGCCTGGAATGAGTACATACACCGCACGTGTACAAGGACCGTTGGAAGCGGAAAGCATCAACGTACGGAAACGTATGATTGCTCGTATGTTGACAATCACCCTGAACGTTGGACTTATTTTGATGCTAGGAACAAGGAAGAATACTTCATGACCGACAACGAGTTTAATGTAGTCAGAAAGATTCTCGGAACCCAAAGCGTGTTTATTGATATGCACAGGGATTACTACACTAAGGATGGTGATGCTCAGGAATGGGCGTGGGATGGTTCCATTGAAAACTCGTACACATTATCTTCTGAGCACGATTATAAGAATAAAGTGAAAGCCTCACGTTCTATTTTCAAGTTTGAGGATATAGATTATCAGCAGGCGCGAAAGCTTGGACTGTTCGAGTATCCGGATATCGTTCTTTATGACCAGAATCCTGTTCTCGGACTGAAGATCCCGAAAAATCAGGAGAAGGCGATGAGATGGCTGAACGGATACTATGGCGAGCGGAAGCAGTTTAGGGTGTTCGTCCTGTTCTTTACGAACAAGCCGGAAGAAATCGTTGAAAAGCAGCGCTCATACTGGCAGGGCGGCAATAAGAATGAACTTGTCGTGTGTGTCGGCATCGATAAAAACAAGAATGTAAAGTGGTGCAACGCATTCTCATGGTGTGATAGCCCGGTTGTAGGCGTTAAGAGTAGAGACTGGTTTAAGAGCAATCCTGTAAATCTCGAAAAGTACGCCGAGTATATCGGTCCGATTGTAGAAAAGGAGTGGCACAGAAAGAACTTCGAGGATTTTGACTATCTCACAATTGAACTTACCGACGTACAGTACTGGGCGATCATTATTATCTTGCTTATATTCAATATTGTAATGAGCTCCTGGATTGTAACCAATAATTATAAAAACGATTTGTAGCGTATGAAAGAAAGACTAAAAATGATTTTCGACCGCATCGATATCTTAGTCGTGTGCATCATCCTCGGGACTTGCGTCTGTATTGCGGAGGCGTTCCTTGGGTTTTGGAATACATTTGCAGATTGCTTCATCATAACTTTCCTCATTTCTGAAGTCTGCTACACCAAACGCTGCAACGAGAAGCTTCAAATAGAGCTGATAGAGACAAAGGAAAAGCTGAATGATGCGGAGAGTGATCATCTAGAGATTGCCAAAAAGAGCAAGCTCGTAAACCTCTATACACTACTGATGAAGCTGTGGAGGGAAAGATGGTCATGCGAACACGCAAAGGTTAATTACTGCAAGCACAGGATAACATTGAGACAACTTATCGATGCGATGAATCATTTCGATAAGAGGTGTGATGATATTTCCAATAAAATCTCTGAGCTTACCAAGGATTTGAACGAACTCGATAAATAGATACTTGTCATAAAACAACTTTCCCCACGTCATTTTCCGATGGCGTGGGGATTTTTCTTGTTAACCGTTCAGATAGTCGATGACTTTTCGGTTCGCCTCGTCAACTGCCTTGTTGTCGTATTTGACATAGATGGCTGTAACCGTCTTCTCCCATACGGAGTGGCCCAGTGCTCTACCGATTGTTTCGAGTGAAATACCTATCTCTGACGCAAACGTCGCCCAGCTATGCCTGTTGTAGTACGAAGAAATCTTGCTGTCAATAGGGTGAGGTGATGACTTTCTCATATCCTTAGGATCCTTCGGGCCAATCCTTCTCAGCGTACGGTTCATGTTGTTTGTGAAGTGGTCTACGTCGAAAGTTCCTGCGTCTTCGAAGAACCTGAGCAGGTACTGCGGCTTTCTACTGCGGTATCTGCTTATTATCTCCATAGCCTCTGGCTCCACCTTAATGTCGTACAATCTACCTGTCTTGTTTCGGTAGTAGCTTATCCTACCATTGCGGAAATCCTCCTTCTTCAGCGTCAGGAGGTCCGAAACATTGATGCCTATGAGGTAGAACCCCAACATGAAGAAATCTCGGTACAGGGCCTGCTTGCCGTGTAATTTGGCATCCCTTAGTTCTCTCATCTGCTCCAGTGACAGGCAGCGCTTCCTTGTTTCCTCCTTTTTGAGCTTGATATAGTGGAACGGAAAGTTCTGCGTCTTACCATCATCGATGGCCTTCTTGAAGACTGCCTTGATGTGTGTTATGTCGTTCGAGATGCCGTTGGTCTTCCTTCCCTTATCCATCTCATGCCTGATGAACCCTTCAAGCCAGTCCTTGGTTATTGTGTTGAAACTGCACTTACCGTCGTATGCCTCTACGCATCGGTAGGTTCTCTCATAGCTTCTCCTGGTATTCGGCCTCTCTCTTGTCTCAGCGAATGCCTTCATGAAACTGAGGAACGGAGACTTGTCTTCTTTCTTTGCTCCCGTACAAATCTCCTTCAGATGTTCCTTCATCATATCCGGCGACTCGTCATGATGGTCAAGGATATAGCTCTCACACTTGGCATACAGCTCCGCAAGTCTTCTCGTCTTCGCTTTTGCTGACTTGTCTGACTTCGGAAACATCATGCCGGTGAACTTCTCGGTTGTCTGCAACCCGGTGTAGACATAGAACCTCTTTGTCATGTGGGTTACTGAGAAAAATACCTTGTTTGTCTTTGACTCTACATATACCTTCATAGTGATGATTTCTTTTGTAATCCTTCAATCTACAGGTAAACCACACTTGCATATTACTTGCAAAAAGTAACCTCGGATTACCTTAAATTACCTTTTTGTGGCATTTTTATGTAAAATAAAAGGATTGTTATTTTACTACTATTGCTGATACACAGAGACTTACAGAGTTAGGATGCCCAATTTTGTACTGTAATCATTCCTTTTTATTATTCTGTACTTTTATTTTTTGTTTTTTTTACTACTAATGCCTTGAAAGAATCGAGTTGTTA